CATTGTTTGATATTGGGGATCTAACATCTCCCAGCGCACCCACATTTGGTCCCACAACAACTGAGCCAATAATGAGGCGTCAAATTGCTTACCATCAAGGGCTGCAGCATTAGGATGTTTCTTCAAACGTGTTGTCATCCCATGCCATTGCCCATCATATTTAGTTGCACCAACCTGCGACCATGTGGAACCAGCTGACCTATAGAATTTATCATTCATATCAAGGCATAGTTCATTAAGAGCATGAGTATGCTCCACAGGTGCAGCAGTGAAGGTGCGCAAAGTATTAGCGACTATTTTCTCGACCAGTCGCATCTCACGCCCCTTAACAGAACATGTCCAGATTGGTGCAATACCACAGGGATAGTCCTGTCGAATACGTGCACTATAAGCTGGAATAACGGCTGACATCTTCGGGTCATCATACATAGTCTCCTTATTTTGATAGGTTAAATTCCAAGGATATCCGCATGATGTAAGACTGTCCATTTCCTTTCGCACTAAATCAGCAGGGAGCACCCGAGCTCCCGACATAAATCGCTGAAAGTGCCGCTGAGTCCAAACCAAGGACAGACGTGCTGCCACGTTAGGTATTGGTAACTCAGGCTTGTCATAACGCCAAAAAGCTTTATAGCCAGCTGAGACATTGGGTACCGACGGCAAATACTTCGTCGGCAAAATCCAATCATTTTCATCCCAGCATAACTTCATTGAGTGATTCTCAATGCGCTTAGCCCGGTAATAGATACCCCGATACACCCGCATAACATACTGCAAGTACTTAGGTTTCTCCATCGCCAGGTAATGCGCACTGGGATCACCCCCCACAAACACGGTCTTACAAGTGTACTGAGCATACCATGCTCTCCACTCTGCCTGTGCCGGCGGGGGGGACGCTAGTTTTTTGATAACATAAGTCGAGTAACAGAGGGGGTTAAGGGTATCATAGTACCTTCTTTAAGAGACCCTCGGATGTGAAATCCAACCAGACGACCATGTTCATCCAAAAATGCACAAAAACAGTGACCAGCCTTAGTGGAGACCGAATG